CATACCCCTAACAGCACTAGCAGAGGTAGACGCAGCCAAGATTTTCGATCCATTTTCTAACTCCAAAGAACCTCTATTCCAAGATATAACACCTTGTTGCATCCATTTAGGTAAGTTTTCATATGCAAGTTGTAATCTACCTAATAATTCTCTTGCAGTCGCAGCCTTGTTTGCAAGAATACCTACATTAACACTATCATTAAACACAACAAAATGAAGAAGATAAGCAACAGATGTTGTTGACTTACCAGTCTGTCGTGGCATCATACAGATATTAAATCTGTTATCATGAAACCTTTTAATTAATTTCTCTTGAAACTCATAAGGTTCAAAAGGAACCAAACCTCTATCAAGAGAAACTATTTGAATATAATTTTTTGCAAAATAAACTGGATCTTCCTTACATTTAATAAATTCACTAATTTGATCAGCAGTAAATTCAACTGCTGTATTAGCCTTTTTTAAATTGGGATTACCTAGATACTGTTCAGCTGTTGACATCGTACTCAATAATAATTTTTTTAGATTGTCTACCTACTGAATTTGAAGTAATAGTATGTTCAACAGTTCCACCTAAATGAGAAGCTGCTTGTTCTATTTCTTTAATGTAATCTTCCTTCGAAGTCTCAGTTATTATAAGAGTCATATTTTATTCAGATAAAGTCCCAAATGATCTCCTAATTTCCCGTAGTTTCTCAAGATTCATATCCTTGGTTCCTCCATCATAAGCATGGGCATATCCTTCAGTGATCATCTGTTCATTTAATGAAACAGTATCCTCGTTAATATAGAGCCAACCAAGAAGCCTACCATACTTCCCAGTGCCACCCACAAGTTCTGTTCTAACAGTAAGTTCATCCCCATCACCTGCAATAGTATCTTCTAATTTTTTCTTTAACCAGTTAGTAGCATCTATTCCCAATGCCTTCTCTTCAAGGTTTCTGGTTCTTTTCTCTGGCGTATCAACTCCTGCAACTCTAACTCTTGAATAAATCAAACCCAAGATCAATGGTGACATCAATAGTATCCCCGTCAAGAACACGGTTAATCTCCGTCACTCGAAAGTTGTAACAACTCTTCCTGCTTGGGGGTTTCATCGCTCCCATTTTCATATTCCGTAAGTGTATTATTTAGCATCTCTTCAATTGGAGTTCTTTTCCGTCTTGATTCCCAGTTTCTTAATTTCTCTATCCATTCCCCTGTTGGGAATGAATGACCCATGTGTGCTACATCAAATGGATCATCATCTCTTGAATCAAATATTGTTACTTCATATTGATTATAATAATCTGGAAATTCTTCATCAAAAGATTTATCTGTTATTGTCTCTTCAAATGGTTTAACTAATACATCATCAAAATCTGGGCAATAGGTAGGTTCACCATCTAAACGAGGACTACATGCTTCTGCTGATGGTGCAAAATATCCT